GCAGCGGCAAGACCTACACCGCAGCACTCGCGTCGATGTGCTTCCTCCACGCCTTCCCGGACAGCATCGTGGTCACGACCGCGCCGACGTGGGAGCAGGTCCGCCGCCTGCTCTGGAAGGAGATCGGCCGCCTGCATGCCACCACCATACGCCGGGGCGTACCGCTCGGGAGCAAGTGCCACACGACCGACTGCGAGATTGACGCGGCGTGGTTCGCCGTCGGGCTCTCGACCAACGACCCCAACCGCTTCGTCGGCCACCACGCGCCGTACATCCTCGTCGTGATAGACGAGGGCTTCGGCGTCGAGGACTGGGTGTACGAGGTCGCGGAGACGTACATGACGGCCTCGGGCAACGTCGGCACGAAGGCACGCATCCTGGCGATCGGCAACCCGACCGACCGGGCGTCGAGGCTCGGGAGGGCGTTCCACTCCGAGCGCGATGCCTGGAACCTCATCAGCATCAGCGCGTTCGATACGCCGAACCTGACCGGCGAGAAGGTGCCTGCCGAGGTCGCACGCATGCTGCCTAGCCGCGAGTGGGTGGAGGACAAGCAGCGGGTGTGGGGCGAGGACTCGGCGCTCTACCAGGTGCGCGTGTTAGGCGAGTTCTCAAGCGTCGGCGGCGTGATCCCGCTCGCGGTCATCGAGGCCGCACAGACCCGCAACCTCGTGCCGCCGCCCGGCGCTGCCGTCATCTTAGGCGTGGACGTGGCCCGCTCGACCGATGGCGACGAGACGGTGATCGCCTCCCGCGCCGACAAGCGGATACGCATAGAGCGGGCGCTGCGGACCAACGACGCGATGGAGGTCTGCGGTCACGTCGTCCAGGTCGCCAGCGGCTACCGCAGCCTCGGCTACAGCGTCACGGTCGTGGTGGACGCCGACGGCCTGGGCGGGCCCGTGGCCGATAGGCTGCGCGAGATGGGGCTTAGCGTCACCGACTACCGCGCGTCTGCAAGCGCCCGTGACCCCGACAGGTACGCGAATCGACGGGCGGAGACGTGGTACACTGGCGCCGAGGTGCTCCGGGAGTGCGACCTGGACGCCGACGACATGCTGGCCGCCGACCTCGCGGGACCGCAGGCCGGTAAGATGACGAGCCGGGGGCAGCTTACGGTGGAGCCGAAGGACGTGACGCGCAAGAGGCTAGGCAGGTCGCCCGACCGCGCCGATGCCGTGCTGATGACGCTCGCGCCCGACCCGCCGCAGTACGCCTACGCCGTGTGAGGAGGTAGCCGTGGGCCGCATGGCAGACGCGCTCAAAGCGCTCACCGGCCGAGAGGTCAAGGCAGCCCCGGTGCCTGGCGCGGAGATCGTCCTGGGCAACGTCACCACGCCGACGATCTCGACCGCGCAGATCGACCGCGCGATGGACGGCGCGGCACGGCTGTCATCGGTCGTGGCGGCTGCGCTCACCTGGACGGCGCGGAACTTCGCCGAGGCGCCGCTGGTTGTCATGCGCGATGGCGAGCCCGACCACACGCACCCGCTGTCGCTCGTGTTCGCGCGGCCTACCCCGTTCCACTCGCAGACGCGCTTCTGGCAACGCTTCTGCATGCTGCTTCTGACCGACCCGCGCGGTGCGTACATCGTCGGGGCGAAGGACGATAGCGGAGAGATCGGCGCTCTGTGGGCGCGGTCCTCGCGCCACGTCCGGCCGGTGCTGTCGCCTACCGAGTACATCGCGGGCTGGGAGCTGGTGACCAACGGCTTCGCCGTGCGGGCCGACGAGAGCCGCTACGCTATCGTCCGGCAGGCATACGCGAGCCCCGAGCCTGACGACGAGTTCTACTCGCTGTGCCCGATCGAGCAGGTCCGCAAGGAGGTCCGCACGCACGTCACGGCGAGCTTGTGGCTCGACAGCATCCTCCAGAACATGGGCGTCAGCAGCGGACTCATCGGCATAGACCACCCGGCGCTTGACGCCGCCACGGCCAAGAGCGTGCAGGACGAGATCAACGAGCGCATGGGCGGGGCGCACCGTGGCGGCACGTTCAGCGTGCTCGCGGGCAAGGTGACGGTGGACGAGATCGGCATGAAGCTCGGTGAGCTGGACTTCGGCCCGCTGGTGGACCGCATGGAGGTGGCTGTGGCCCGCGCCTTCGGCATCCCCGCCGAGCTGCTCCAGGTGCTCGCCTCGGTCGGCAAGGGCGAGGGGCTGAACGCGAGCGCCTACCGCGACAAGGCACGCATCGCGTATGACAACGGCATCATCCCGCTGTGGAAGGACGTGGCTGATTCCGTCGCGCTCGTGCTCGGCGATGCCTACGGCGTCGGCCCCGGGGACGTGGCGTTCGACTACGCCGGCATAGAGGCGCTGTCCGACGACCGCAAGCGGCAGGTGGAGATCGCGGTCGCCGCCCTGCCGTTCCTCGAACTGAACGAGGCACGCGAGATAGCGGGCTACGAGCCGAAGCCGTGGGGGAACATCAACACGCAGGCGCTCGTGTACGGCAGGCTTGCGGCACAGCCCGGCGGGGAGAAGGCATCCGGCCCGCTCGAGGTCAAGAGCAACCTGGACCGCTACGTGCGCTTCGAGAGCAAGGCGGCGGCTATGGAGCCGGACTTCGCGCGGCGTGCGCGTAAGGTGTTCGCAGCCGAGGCCGAGGCCGTCAAGGAAGCGATCGCCGGGCAGGACAGCCCGCAGGCGGTGGCGCGTGCGGCTACCGAGGCGATCGACCCGAAGCGGTGGGTGGACGAGTTCGCCGTCGCGCTGCTCGATGCCGTGGCCACCGGCTACGACGAGGCCCGCGCTATGGTCGCGCCTGGCAAGGCCGTGACACGCAGCTTCGGCATCACCGACCCCGACGCGGTTGAGGCGGCGGTGCAGCGGGTCGCCAAGCTCGCAGGGCACGTGACCGACACGACGAAGGACCGCATAGCCGAGCTGGTCGCGCAAGGCATCGCGGCGGGATTCAGTCCGCAGCAGGTGGCCGATGCGATCATGGAGCAGGGCTTCGGCCCGGAGTTCACCGCCAACCGCGCCATCACCATCGCCCGCACCGAAAGCCTCATGGCGATGAACGAGGGCGGGCTGATCGGCGCACGGAACACCGCTGCTGAACTCGGCTTGAGCGTCCGCAAGGCGTGGGAGACGGCGGGTAACGACGCGAGGCCGCTGCACCTGGCGGCACAGGCCGCAGGCTGGCAGCCGCTCGACAGCGACTTCGGCGTAGGGGCCGAGTACCCCGGCGGCTTCGGGGACGCTGGCGAGGATGTAAACTGTCGGTGCTCTCTGGTGTACGAAGCGACGTAGGAAGGAGGCGCAGCGATGCGCGTCAAGAAATGGACCGACACGCTCACACGTCCCTTCGAGGTCAAGGCGGGCAGCTTCGCCATCGAGGAGAAGGCCGACGGCGCTAAGGTCGGCCGCTTCGAGGGCTATCTGTCGGTGTTCGGCAACGAGGACGCCTGGGGCGATGTGGTCGAGCCCGGCGCGTTCACTCGCACGATCGAGCAGAACAACGGCCGCTTCCCGCTGCTGTGGTTCCACGACCCGACCGAGCCCATCGGCATCTTCACCGCAGCCGAGGACGACCGTGGCCTGTACATCACCGCCCACGTCAACCTCGAGACGCAGCGCGGACGCGAGGCGTACAGCGGCATGAAGTTCGAGGTGGACGGGCAGGACGCGGCGTATGTCTCGGAGCTGTCCATCGGCTTCAAGGCCATCGGCAAGGAGATCGACGAGAACGACGTGCGGCATCTGACCGAGGTCGCGCTGTCCGAGGGCTCGCTGCTTACCATGCACTTCGCGGCCAACCCCGAGGCCGTCGTGACCGTCAAGGACACCGGCGAGCGCATGAGCAGCGAGGAGGCCCGCGCCATACGCGATGCCCGCGACGCGCTTGAGGCGAAGGCCGAGGCGCTGACCGAGGTGCTGGCGAGCGTGCCGGTATCGCCGGACGGGGCGCTGTCGGCCGAGCGTAAGGCGGCGGTGGCCGCGTCGGCGGGCGACATCTTCGAGCCGGAGCAGTCGGAGGCCCGTTTGAGCGATGAGGACGCCGCTGGTATCCTAGCCATCGTAGAGCACGCACGCGCCACCCTCGGAGCCTGACCGCTCGCCACACGGCACGCGGCAGACGACAAGGCCGGCACTGCGTCACCACGACAAGCAGAGCCGAAAGGAGCACAGTCATGGGCAAGTCACTGGCAGCGCTCAAGGCCGAGGGTAAGCGCATCTCGGAGGAGATCACCCGGCTGGCCGAGGGCATCATGGACGGCGACGGCGGCGTGAAGCTCGCCACCGACGCGGCCGAGGCCGTCAAGCTGCAAGAGCTTGGCGCCGAACTCAAGCACATCGAAGCGATCGCGGGCACCATCGAGGGCGCCGAGGTGTTCATGCAGGCACTCAAGGACTCGACCCCGCCGGTGCCGCATCCGCAGCCGAGCTACGAGGCCAAGAGCCTGGCCGAGCAGATCCTGGGCGACCGCGCGGAGTACAAGGGCGTCGAGCACTTCCTGCCGACGCTCGGTGGGCACAAGCTCGAGGGCACCGAGCACAAGACGGCGTTCACCTCCACGTCGTCTGCCGACAGCTCGCTGCTCCCCGCAGCGCAGCGCATCGAGCCGTGGATGCCGCCGGTCCGCCGCCTGACCGTGCGTGAGGCGTTCTTCATGCCCGGTTTGACCGGCGCTCCGATGGTGGAGTACCACGAGCTGACCACCGACACGAACAGCGCCGCCGGCGTTGCCGAGGGCGGCAGCAAGCCCGAGGACGCTTTCGTGTGGACGAAGCGGCAGAAGGCCGTCGAGACGGTGGCGACCACGCTCCCGGTCACCAACCAGATGCTCGCCGACTACCCGTCGATGGTCACCATGATCCAGGGTCGCATGGGCTACCATGTGGACTACGAGGAGGAGCGCCAGCTGGTGTGGGGCGACGGCAGCGACGCGCTGACCGGCATCCTCAACACCACGGGCGTCGTCAACGGTGCCGCGCGGATCACCGTCGAGGCGGGCGACACGTACCTCGACATCATCCGTAAGCTCATCACGGTCGCGTGGTCGGGCACCGGCGGGATGACCGAGGGCTACTACCCGACAGCAGTCGGCGTGTCCCCGCTCGTCAAGCAGACGATCGACCTCATAAAGGGCGACGACCTGCACTACGTGTTCGCCGTCGTACAGTCCGGCGCAGGCACCCGCGTGTGGGGTCTGGACATCGTGGAGAGCAACGCCTTCCGCGACCCGGACGACACGAACGACCACTACATGCTGGTGGGCTCAAAGGCCGCCGGCCAGATTTGGGACCGCGAGTCGCTGAACTTCGCGGTGGGCCTCGTCAACGACGACTTCAAGCGCAACAAGCAGACGCTGCGCGTGGAGAAGCGGCTGGCCTCGGGCCTCTACAGCCCGTCGAGCTTCGTCTACTACGAGATCGCCAACGCGAGCTAGGTCAACGCATCGTAACTCCTGTGTCGGGAGCGGAGCGGGTGAGCGGGGCCGTAGCGATACGGCCCCGCTTGCGTTATGCTTGAGCGCATGAGGGCAGCAGTCATCATCCCGACCTACCAGCGCGGGCACATGCTCGCCGATGCCCTTGCCTCTCTCGACGCCCAGGACGAGCCCTGCGAGGTGTACGTCTACGACGACGGCAGGAACATCGCCCGCTGGCGGGGGACCGATGACGATGTGAGGCAGGCTGAGCGGCGCGTGTACCGCAGGCTTGTGAGGGAGATACGGGAGGAGCACGGCTATGGCTGAGGTGTGCGCGGCGATCATCGCGTTCGAGGAGGCGCGGTGCCTGCCGATGGCGCTCGGCTGCCTGCCTGACGGCGTGGAGGCGGTGGTGGCCGACGGCGCGTATGCCGAGTTTCCGCACGAGTTCCCGTCATCGCAAGACGGCACCTGCGATCTGGCTGAGCGGTGGGGCGCCCACGTCCTGCGCGTGCGGGAGGCGTGGAGCGACCAATGCGCCAAGCGCACGGCGACGTTCGAGTACGCCGCGACGATAGCGCCGGTCGTGCTGTGTCTCGACGCCGATGAGCTTGTCGAGGGTGACGTGCCGGCTCTGCCCGACGGCTACGATGTGGGGTGGGTCTGGATACGCTCAAGCCTGTACCCAGAGCCGTACCTGCAACCGCGCTTGTACCGTTGGCGGGCAGGCTGGCACTTCGAGCGCCGCCACCACTGGATATACGACGCGGACGGGGGGCTCGTGAGCACGCACCGCAAACCCGGCGAGAGGTACCGCCACATCATGCTCCCCGCGCTGATCCACAACATGCGCGACTGGAGGAGCGAGGCCCGCGACCGCTCCAAGCGCAGCTACCGCGAGAGGAGGAACGTCGATGAGATGCGTCACCGCGAGGAGTGAGCGGCTGCGCGACGGCGGCGCGGTAGACCTCACCGTGGTCGTGCCGTTCACGCGCCCGTGGGCGGTGGACCGCTTCTTCGACGGCCTGGAGG